GCATTATTTATGCTTATGTCTCCTGTAACTGCTACTGCTGCTGCAACTGAAGTGCTTGCACCGTTACCTACAAGAATATAACCACTTGCTACTGAAGCTAATTTGCTATATGCAATTGCAGCATCACTCTTAATATCTACGTTCTGGATCGTGTCATTAGCAATCATTGTGCTATTAACAGTTCCAGTATCTCCACTTGTAATTACTGTTCCAGTTATGTTTGGTAGCGTAATAGTTTTGTCAGACGTTGTTGGTGAAACGACTGTTAATGTTGTTTCAAAAGCATCATCAGTTCCTGATCCTTCAAAAACGAGACTTCCATTTACCCCAATTAAAACTTCGCCTGTAATTGTTCCACCAGCTTTCGATAATTTTTCTGATTCAACTTCTTGTATTGCATCCTGCACGTTGGTCGAGCTGAGCTGACCGAAAGGTGTGAAGGTGATATTGCTTGCAACCTGACCAGCTACGGTCTGTGATAAATCGACCTCATTCCATGATGATCCAGCCGTATTTGTAACTCCAAGAATGTAATCAGGAGGAGCAAGAGCAACAACAGGAGCTGGAGCACTTGGCGTTCCAGAAGTAGAAACTACAACGTAAACACCGTCAGTAGTTGCAGAAGGTGTAGGTAAATTAGATCCAACCGCTAATCCAGCAGCAATACCACTTGTGGTAGTACTAACCATTTTTGAAGTCGTTGCATTAAATGTTCCACCAAAAACAAGACTTCCTTTTGTAAGTGTCGTTATTGCTTGCCAAGCGTTTCCGTCCCAGATAAAACAATCTTCTGAAACAGTGTCAAAAAGTAACTGTCCATTGTATTGGGCTGTTGGATAAGATCCAGTTTGTTGAACTGATTGGAATAAAGCTGTTGAACTGTTTGTTAATTTTGTTCCATCAATTGAATCTGTTCCAATCCTTGCAGCATCAATAGTTCCACTCGTTATTTTTGTTGCAGCAAGATCAGGAATTAAAGCTGCTGTTAATCCTGCACCTGCTGTTACAACACCTTTATTATTAACAACAACTGATTGATACGTTCCAGCTCCAACTCCGCTTGTTGAGGTTGTTAAATTTCCTGATCCATCAACTGTTAACCCACCTCCAGACGTAATTTGAACTCCACCTTTTGCTGATGTCGTAGCTGTAGGTATATCTCCAGCAGCAAGAGTAGAGCTGCCTGTAATTTGTCCTTGAGCGTTATATGTAACTTTGACTGCACCAGCAGTATTAGCAGTAACACTATTAGTAATAGATAACGCACCAGCACCAGTAACACTTAAACCAGCCCCAACAGAAACGCCACCAACTGCGGAAGTCGTAGCTTTTGGTAAATCACCTGCTGCAAGATCTACCGTTCCAGTAATTAATCCTTCTGCGTTATATGTAATCCCAGAACGTGTAGCAGCTCCACCACTAACAGCATTATTAATTCCAAGATTGCCACTAGCTACATTTAATGAACGATCAAGATTAGAAGTATTTAACTTGGCTGGAGTGATACTTGCATCTCTTATCTTTGTAGCACCGTCTAAACCTGTACTTGAATTTGTAGATGTCTCAACTTTATCGTTTGTAATTGCTCCATTTTGAACAGCTCCAGTATCTACAGCGTTATTTGCAAGCTCGGAATCTGTTACGGAATTTGCTCCTAATTGGGTCGAAGTTATGCTATTTGAAACTATTTTTGTTGCATCAATACTTCCTGCTAATTGTGCATTAGTGATTGTCCCAACTAATGCTGTAGTGGGATAACCTGTGGCATCTTGCAAATCAAATGCAGGTGTAGCGTCAGTCGTACCAAGAGTTATTGTTACTCCACCAATAGAGGCTGACGAAGAAACAAGTTTAGAAACATCAATAGATCCTGCAAGTTGAGCATTTGTAATTGTCCCTGTCAAAGAAGACGTAGGATAATTAGTTGCGTCTGTTAAATTAAAAGCAGGAGTAGGGTCTGACGCACCTAAAGCAACAGTAATTCCTCCAAAACTTACAGAAGCATTTGTTAACTTAGCATTTTCAATTGATCCTGCTAACTGTGCATTAGTAATCGTTCCGACTAGAGAAGAGGTCGGATACCCCGTAGCATCCGTTAAGTTAAAAGCAGGAGTGGCATCTGCTTGACCCAGTGCAACGGTTACGCCACCAAAGCCAACATTAGAACCAACTAATTTTGATACATCAATTGATCCTGCTAGTTGTGCATTAGTTATTGTGCCTACAAGATTTGTTGTCTTATATCCAGTTGCGTCAGTTAGATCAAAAGCAGGTGTATCATCATTTTGCCCAAGGTTTAATGAAATACCTCCGAACGAAACAGAAGAATTAGAAAGCTTACTATTGACTATTGATCCCGCTAATTGAGCATTAGTTATTGTTCCTGTTAAAGATGATGCAGGGTAGCTAGTTGCACTAGACAAATTAAATGCTGGAGTTGCAGACGTTCCACCAAGGGCTATTGATACACCACCTAAAGAAATACTTGGATATGCTATTTTGTCATTTGTTACTGCATCGTCTTGAATCGCTCCAGTTGCTACTTGATCTGTTCCTAGTGTTCCTACCTTTGCAGCAGGGATTGAAGCTGCGTCAATAAAGGTAAGTCCCGCAGCAACTAGATCTTTAACAGTTACTTTTTTCGTCTCACTAGCACTGATATCTGCAATGGCTAATGGATCTGTTCCTGCTACACCTGCTTCTGCTAACGCTGGCAGATTACTAATTTCAAGATCAGGCATTTCCCTTAACTAAGAACCAATGAACATATATTACGGCTGATCGAGCAATATGGGACTTTGATTTTCCTGAAGAATCTTATTCTCATCTTCCTGTAACAAGTATCCAGGTGTTGCTCCTGTATTTAAAGTAATTACATCAGTCGTTATAAATTCAATTCTTGTTGTTATTTCTTGGCTCGCAGAAACACTAACAGCAACATTTGTCACAACACACTTAGCCTCATACCAAACAGTATGAACAACACTATTAGCATCCTTATAGATATAAAAACGTCCATCAAAATCAGCTCCCTGCTGAAGACGAATAATTAATTGAGCAAGGTAAAAAGGAAATTCTGGATCTTGAACAGCAGTATTATCAGCTAACTCTGAGCTGTGTTCCCATAGGCAATTTAAAGTTCCTTGACCACTTATTAACCCTGCTTCATATTGCTTTTTAAATTGAGCACCTAAAGGAGTTAAATCAATTTGATCTCTATTGGTAGTAATTTCAAAATCTTGTACTCTTGCTAAATGTCTAAATCTAGAGTTAACAGTTTGAAGTGTTACTTCTTTAGCAGCACTAGGAGTAACAAGTGTTAAAGCATCTGATTGTCTTCCTGTAATAGCAGCCGCAAACGTACTAAATAATCTAATTCCACCCATCTTATCGACATAAACATACCAATTACCATCTGGATGATTATGACCACTAACAAGCTCTAATGTGCTTTTATCAACTGTCGCAATCTCTACACGATCTCCAGTAATCAACGATCCAGAAAAACGGTCAATTGAAAATCTTTTAGTTGTTGTATTTACGTCATGCGGATCTAACTTCGTTTGGATAGGGGATGACAAAGTATCCCTACGAATCTCTACTTCGCCGTTTTGTCCAAAATAAACAGCCACAATTAATTTGAAAGAAGAGTACTACCTGTAGATGGAGCACCGTCAGCTTCCCAACTAAAGTCAACAGAAGAAATTTCTCCTACAGAACTACTCATAGAAACACTTGTTATATAAACACTAAATTCAATATCTCGTGCATTAGTAGATTGACCAGAATTTTCTTCTAACCTAAGTTTTAAAGTAACTTTGTCCGATTCTCCTCCTGCAGAAGCAGTTGCACCTGGTTTTATAGCTGCTGTTAATAAAGAACTTACGTTAGGAGAAGTAGTTGCAGTAGGGGTATAGTAATAAGCTCTTGCACTACCTGAATAACTTCTGACTCCAGGTTTAATAGTTCTATCAGTGTCACCCATTGCGGTGATCTCAAGGATAGACATAGACTGAGAAAAACTCCAACTTTGTAATTGGCCAACCTCAGTGTTTCCTACCAGTAAAACTCCGTCTTTTCCACTGAAATACTTTGCCACAGCCCTAAATTAAAAACATTGCGTTTATTCTACACAGGAATAAAAATTTTATTCAGGAGCATCGAGACAAGCGACAAAGGAACAACTCACATTGCTCAAACCTTTAAAAGTACTTGTAACAGAAGGAGGCCCAGAATAACGCCATTTTAAACCTGATCCGCCTTCCTTTACTAAAGATTGAAGACTGCTCGTAGGATCTGATTGTCCTGCGATTGGCGGTTTTAATTCTGTTGTATTAGAAACACCTGAAACACCATTTGCTGCATTGAAGGTCACATAATCCCAAGTAGCATTAACATTCTCATAATTTTCAACAATCAAAGCAGCCTCTTGGTCAGAAATATTAGAAAAGCCTAATTGTAATGTGGCATTTACTCGTCTATTACCAAAACGAAGATGTGTCTTTGTACCATCTAACGATTCAAAATCTGTACTTGGATACGTTCCAGGGGAATAACTTCTGGATGTTGGCTTAACGGTAGGAAATGGTTGTGCTGTTGCCATTTAACTTTCATAGTAGAAACGACCTGATACGTTCCATTTGTCTAATATAGCCAACCTACCGTTGTCTGTTAAAGGTGCATACGATCCAGAAAGTTCAATTAATCCATCCTCACCAAACGTCATACTTTCAACTTTGTAACATTGAACAGAAGCTTCAGATTCTTTAATTGTAAACAAAGAATTTCTGTACGTTGCAGGTAATTGACTATCAGAAGTCCAATTGGAAAAGTTATGACTGTTTTCCTGTACAACCGATTCTTTAGTATTCCACCAATAGAAAGGCTTAGGTTGAGTTCCACTTGCTAATTCACTTATATCTTTACAAACAATCTTTCCGTCATCAAGAATCGCTCCATTATTAAAACGATTCACATGCTGAGTTGTTGAAAATACTCTTATATAATCACCAGGCTGAACACCATTAACAAAATGAGGTGCAGTCTTAAATGTAATTGTATGATCTACTTCCTCCCTAGTACCTAAAACATATTTACCAAAAGTTTTTGCATGTTCTTCACTTGTACAAAAACCACTTAAATCAAATGTCTCTAATGGATCGTCTTCAGCACCTGCTTTTATAAGACCTACTACAACAGACTTTGTTTCAGAAAAACCATTAAGTTTTTCTTGTCTGTATAAAACATTTGCTTTAAAAGTTTGTCTATCTTCAGGACTTAAGAAGGCTACATTTAGATCTTTCATATTGCCATCAGTAAACATTGCTTTTATTACTGGCTCTTCTTCTGGCAGCATTACATGAGTTCCTGAATAAACTAAATTACCAGCAGCATCATATTTATCCTCATCAAAAGGAACAGCAGGGTATAAACTAAATTGTCCCCCAATAATTGTAAAATCTAATAAACATTGTGTTGCTTGTTCAAATATAAATTCTCTTAAATTAACCTTATTTGTAATAACACCGTCCCAAAAGAACCCATTTGCTTTACAGAAATTAGCTGCAATAGTCATATTTGCATCATTTACTGAATCTGCATTAATAACTTTTCCAGCACCTAATGTTGAATCAGTTAATAAAGCATACGCAATCTCAGGAAATAAACTTGTTGCTCTTAATCCTCCTACCCAGTCACCTTGATTGTTTTTCCCTTGAAGAATATCTTGCACCTTTATTCCTTTTTGAAAATAAGCAGAAAATTGACTAAAGTTTGTCCATTCTTTTGAACTATTAATCTTTAATCCTGCATACGCTAAATTTTCATAAGTTGCTGAACTTGGTTTTATCTTAAAACCTATTTCATGAGGATCTTCAGTTCTAACTATCTCATTACAATATGTGATTTGATGTTCTGGCCCATCTAAATGACTTGATTGATCTCCTTCGTACTTCCAATAATCAGCAGCAGCATCATAAGTATTTAACTTTGAAGCTATTGTCTTTTCGTAAGTATTAGAAACCACTAAATCTACTATCTGTTCTGGCATGATGATTTCATCATCAGGATCATTTGGATCTTCTTTAGGACGAATACGAACTTTATTTCCTTCTGTATATCCAGCTCCCTTATTATTTGCATCTAACTCCCATTCGGCATAAACCTGACTTCTATCAGCATTAGCCCAAAGTTTAAAACTAAAACGTACATTGCTTCCATTTGCAATTGAATCTCCATCATTATCTTCATTATCTGGATATATCCCTTGTTCACCAGATTGATCAATTAAAGGTGTATCAGCAGAAACAACAATATCTTCTATTTTTCTAACGTACCAAAAAGTACTAGTTACATTCCCAAATACAGGAATATTAACTTTTGCACAGGGAT